CTCTCCATGGCGGTTATCTTCTCCGCGCTTGGCATCCCACAGTCGCGATGGACCATCACCAGCAAATCATCTCCCCCAACTATCACTCTGGCCCGGTATCCTAAGCGCAAGCACGTGTCAACGGCGATCATCGCATTGATTAGATTATTGGCGATGGTCGTCCAATTAGTTCCACTCTTCGTGGTCCCATCGGATTTTGCCTTCATCTTGTACTCTACATTGCTCGGGTCCTTGTAGTAATAGTGCGCCGTAATGTCCAGGCCCTTCTTCATTGCCCTGGCTAGCGCTGGGTCGCATCGCTCCACATGATCGATAACCGCATCCATGTAGTGCTCGCGCCGCATCGTCGAATCCCACGCTTTACCATCACGCTCGATGGCATATTCAAAACCGTCATTCCAACACCTTTCCATCCACTCGCCAATCTCCTCAGAGTTCTTGCCAGAGCCCATGAGCACCTCGATGCCCTTGTACTCCTTTGCGTTGTCGAACAGTACTCCCACAGCTTTCTGGAACGACGTTGTCTGTGGCCCCGTGGCCTCCATTGACGTCATGTCCGCGCAGAATTGAATCCCACGCGCTTTCTTGGGCAGTCCCATAGAAAGCTCCAGCTTGTTGAAGAGCTTGAACTTGGCAAAATCTATCCTGGCCTCGATAATTGAGTCTATAATAGCCTTCTGTTTTGATGCGGTCCATCTGTGGATCCACTTCGTCACATAAGCGGAGTACTGTGACATGTACTCGCGTCTCAACTTATCGGGCTCTAGGATGGCATTCAACCAATCACGCCCCTCGGTAGGGCGCGTGATGATCGGGGGGCGGGTCTTATGGTGGCGGTTGCAGACGCTATTGTGCGCGCTACACGGACACTGCCGTGCGGCTACAATCTGGCTCTGCGTAGACATGCCCACTAGCATGGAACCAAAACCAACGGGCCGAGGGCAGCCGTCGCGCTTGTAATTCTTGATGAGGCGTTCGAATGGGGGGTTTGGGTCGACTTTGTGGTCGGGGTCGATGTTCTTGGGGTTGCCAGGCCCAACGCAGTAGTTGGCGACCTGGTTGTGCGCTAGCGTGTTGAAACCCTGCAGTAGCTGATCGTCACTCAGCGTCTTTGGATCCAACATAATGACGCCACTCTGCAGTACCGGCTCATAATTGCCAACCGTTCCCTTGGCCTTGTGGTTGACGATCAAGCTGTGCGTCCTGTTCTCTGCGCGTACCTTCTTCCTGCTGTGCCGCGTGTACTTGGTGAAGACCAATATCCCTACTGCTGCTACCGCTGACACTGCAGCCACTGCCGGTGCGGCCGCCACTACAGCGGCCCCCGTCGCACCGACGATTGCCAACTGCGCAGCGATACCCGGTGCTTCCTCCAGGACCATCCGTAAGTTGCGCTGCATCGACTCAAGGAAGTGGAGTTCGGGCTCGGACCACGTGAACACCGTAGAGTCGATGTTTAGGAATAGCGCGATGCTTTCCTTATCCCGCTTAGTCCATAGCATGATCTCCTCCGCCGCCATCTTCTCGATGACGTCCTG